GGTCCGGAAATTCAAATTTTACTTCCTGCATGGCCATGATGTTTTCCTTTTATGCACGCGTAATCGCACGCGGATCGTCTACAACGGCTTCGATAGAATCGTCGTTCATGATTCGATACTCTTGGCCCCCCAGTTTAAAGCGTGTACCTGTGTTAGCTCGAAACATCACATAGTCCCCGCGCTTGCACCATGCCCCCGTAGGGAACCTGTCTTTGTCCGTATAGGCTTGTTCGCCCATATCCAACACCAGACCAACGGTTGAAAGTACGTACTCCTCGTGCAGAGTTTTACCCGCTTTAACAATCCCGCTTCCTGCAAAAGTTTCTTCGACGTTGGGCAGTGCAATCAGCAAGCGATACCCCACTGGTTTTGGTATCTTGGCCTCCAGAGCCGCTTGCTCTTTGGCCTCAGTAGCAATTTTATCGCGCCTCTTCTGTTCAAGAGCGGTTAGTACTTCCTCTGAAATAGCTGTTTTAACCATAATCTTGGTCCGCGTAGTTTTTCGCAAGGTCTTGTATCTCTATCTGTGCGGCGGTTAGACCCCGAATTACCCCACACGATTCTCGGTAGTCCGCGTAGTCTTTTGCCCTACCCTTTACCAAGAATTCTTCGTTTGAGCGTTTAAGCTCAGTTAGTTTGTCGCTCAGCACGTCAAAGACGGTTTTACTCATGGCTACATGCCCTCTGGACCACGGGGTTGTTGCGCTGTAATGGAGGCTAGTATTGCTTTAGCTTCATCCAGATCGTTCCTTGCTTGCGCTTGATCTGTCTGTGCTGCCACACGAGTGGCTTCAAGCATGGCGGTAGTGTCAGCCTTCTTTCTATCCAGCCCCAATCTTGCGGCCGCAAGGGCTGCGTCGTTCTGATCTTTCTGAGCTTTACGCTGTATGTCGGAACCCTTTATCTGCAACTCTTGCATCTGCATCTGGATAAGCGGGTCTTGCGCTTGTTGTTGCGCTTGTTGTTGCGCTTGTTGTTGCTGGTTAGCCTGAGTAAGCTGAATTGCTGCGGCTGACTGCAGCTGGGCCAGCTGGACCTCAAACTCTGGCGGGAGCTCTTCGTTGTAGGCGGGCAGCGGAGCACCAATCTTGATCTCGATCTGCTGGCGGTACTGGAATGCAACGTGCTCGGCAATGTGTGCATGCAGCGCAGCCATAATCTGCTGAGCCATGGGGTTCTGCCCAACAGTTTGCATAATAGCAGGGTCCTGCATGAACGCTTGGTGGGTAGCTATGTGGGCTTCGTGCGACTGATTTATAAACGCTTTTATGGGCTTGCCAACTAGGGCGTTCATGTTCTCGCTTACAGGGTCAATCGGCCTCACGTCCTTATCGACAGGCACAATTTTGTCCGCGTTTTTTATACCCAATACTTCAATCATCTGTCGGTGCAGCAAAGGTAGGTCGTACACCTGTGGAGCCATAGCGGACATTTGCAGTGCCGTTTGGTACTGGACAACCCTTTGAGCCATGGTTGAGCTGTTGGGGTCGCTTACTGGAATTACGTCTACCATCGCGTAGTCCATTCTGCGGGCCCGCGGTGTGCCACGCTCTGGCTCGTACGAGTAATCTTCTGGGGCGTAGTCAGCAATGATGTTGCGTAGGAGTTTAAACTCCTGCTTCATTGCAAAATGGACCCTAGCTTGCACTGCCGCCATCGGTTTTAGTGTGCGCTCTAGCAGGGCTAGGGTGGTCCCCACTGGCGCGTTTGCACTCATATCACTGATATTCATGTCGCTGATTGCGCCTAGACGCCGACCTTCCTCAGTAATCTGCTGCAAAAGCGCCAGTAGGGTCTGGCTGGGCTCTTTATAGGGGAGCGCCATAATATTGTCGCGTATAGAGCCCGAAGGGACGTCAACATCCTTCCAATCACCGGGTCCTATGGGGGTATCGTCACCTTTTATACGCAAACCGCGCGTTTTTAAGCCCCCGGGGAGGTTAGACAGGGTTCCGGCGTCAACTAATTGACGAATTATGGACGTCCCTGCTCGAGCATACCCGCCAATGATATGAATCAAACCCAATCCGTAGAATCCAAAGCCCGGGACGTACACGTAGTGCACAAAATGCTGCCTTTTTAGCCTTAATGAGTCTTCTGGGTTCCAATTTCGGCGTACGGACAGTACCTCTCCAGTGCCTTTTTCGATGGTAACCACGTACGGCTTGGCAATTTCGTCATCTTCGTCGTCGTCAACCCCCTCAATCACCATGTCTACATGGATTTCAAGGAAGGCGAACCGGCTATCCGAGGTCAGTGTATATCCAGATTGTTCCGCTTTAGCCTCTTCTACGTCGGTAAAAAAGGAAACTGGCTCCCCAAGCTCAACGTCGCGGTAGAACCCACTGGCTTGCAGCTTAACCACTTCGTTTTTCGTCTTGCGCATGATGTGCGTAACACGTTCAGCGGACTCAATATTGGACTCACCGTACGGCACAACGACATCTTCGCCGGGTATGTACAGCGCAACCTGTCGCCCTTTGGCTGGGTCGTAATACACCTTCTTGAACGCCGAACCGGCTAGGCCAAGGCTGTACAGAAGGCGCTCATGCTCCGGGCGGTACTCAGCCATCACCTCGGTGATCTCGTAGTTCATGTCGTCTTTTACACGTACCGCAGCGTCTTCTTTCTCCGGCGTAACTTCCCCAATAATTTTTGTCTTCACGGGGCCTGCAGCAGGGAAAGTCTCACTCATTGTCTCTGCTTGGAACCGAATGGCCGCCTCTGCAAGGATGTTACTGTACGCACCGCACGCATTTTCCCACGGCTCTGTACGTAGCTCATACTTGAAGCCAAGCACGTCCAGCCCCTTGACGTACGCGTCTGCCCAATCTTTGCGAGACTGTATGTCGCCGTCAACCGCCTCAATCAGTTCACTCGAGATAGTCTGCAGCACGCCCTCGTCTAGGTACTCAGCAAGGTTCGCGTCGAAAGGGGCACTCTCTAGGTCAAGCTCCTCTTCTTCGTCACCCAACGTAATTTCAACACCACCGTCGTCCAGCTCAATTATGGTGGTCGTCTGCGCAGGCTCTTCCCCGTTGAGAAGCAACTCCACGCCTACCATCTGACTGCCTTCGATGTCATCGCCAAAAAGCGAAGGGGTCATATTTTTCTTAATTGCCATTTAGTGACACCTCAGTAATGTGTATGGGCGGCTCTTTTGGCCCTTTGCAACAGGTTTGCGGGGTGCTTACCGGCCCAATCTTAACCCCAAAATCAACGTCCCCTTTTTCCATAAAGGCTTTAACCTGCTCCGGTGTCGGGGCGTCGTAAGGTCCGGTTCTCCAACTGCGCCATATCGCGGGGATCAACGACCGATACTGGCGTGCGACAAACACAACTCGTTTTGTAAGTTTCATTAATAGTATCCACCAGCACGTCTTCTGTATGAGGGAGTCGCCTCTTCCTCGTCGCTTGGCAGGTGCAAGAACCCGCCCTGTCTGAACCGCATTAGCGCCATTATAGTGGAGTCGACATAGTCGTCGTGGTCTCCAGCTGGGAAGCTTGCAACCTCGTCAACCAACTCTTCTGCCCAAGCGCGCTCGGGTATCCACACTAACCCCGAGGCAAATATATCAGACACCGAGTTTAATCTCGCCATTTTGTTGTTAGGGTTGTTGGCCGCCCCCCTAACCGGTGTGTACTCTTGCACAGGCACGCCCATGGCTCTAAGCTCATATATTAGTGGTGCGCCCGAAGCTTTCTTCTCCACGATCAGAGAGTCTGGGGCGTACTCGTCATACTGCTCCATCACCAGCGCCTTGAGCTGCGGGAACTCAAGCCTGTCCTTGCACGCGTTTAGCAGTATTATGTTGTACACCTCAGTGGCGTTGTTGAAGAATATCCCCCACGTGGTGCACGCAGAGTAGTCGGCACGGTTGTTTGCCTCAAACGCCGTATCCCACGACTGCACAATAAACTCACACTCTGGGGGCTCGTCCTTCTCCCACGGTTTCCACCACTCCCGTTTTATGACTGCAGCTGAGTCAGATGTCGGTTGCTGCTGGTACTGGGCCATCCACTTTGAGTTCGGCAGCTCGGCCTTTAGCGCCATCAGCTCCTCTACCGGCCAAAACTCTGGCCACAGTGGCTTGTCCGAGGGCATCAGCGCCGGGAACTCAATGACCTCCCACTCTTCGCCTCCCCGCTGCGCGGCGGCCTTAATTACTTGCGCCGTCAGGTCTCGCATACCCCACCGGGTCATAACTATGACGATGGCCGCACCGGGTTGCAGACGCTGGCGCGGGCCGGAGGTGTACCACTCATACACCTTGTCGTATATGGCAGGGTCCATCTCCGCGTTCTTAGCATCCTGCTCCGAGTGTGGGTCGTCAATTATAAATAGGTCAGCGCCCTTGCCCGTTACCGTGCCGCCAACACCGATTGCAAAATAGTCTCCGCCTCTGCTGGTGTTCCATCGGCCAGCCGCCTTGGAGTCGCTTTGCAGTATTAGGCTAGGGAACACCTCTCGGTAGTTCTCTTGGTCCACAAGGTTTCGCACCTTACGGCCGAACCCCACTGCTAACTCCGCGGTGTTTGAGGTCTGGATAACTTTCTTGTGGGGGAACTTGCCTAGAAACCACGCTGGCAGCAGGTAGGACGCAAACTCACTTTTTGTGTGCCGCGGAGGCATGTTGATAATCAGGCGCTTGCACTCTCCGCTAGCCACCCGCTCGAACGCCTCTGCCATCACTTTGTGGTGCCTGCCACCAATAAACGACGGCCACACGTGATGCACAAACTCAATGAACTTTTTCTGCACCAGTGTTTTGTGCTTAAGCTTTTCTAGGTGGCTTAGCTGTGCTAGCAGCTGCTACTGCTCTGCGGTAGTTAGTAGTGGCAGTATGGTGGGGATGTCCCGCAGTGATATGTTATCCAGCAGGCTAGGGTTCATCAAAGTCTTGCACCTCTTCCTCTGCCGTGTCTCGGTCCTCCGGCAGCACGAACACTCCTAGCTCTTCATCTAGCGAAACCTCTAGCGACTGAGTGGATACAACAGAGGCGTTTAGCAAGCGCTTGACCCGGGCCTTGATCTCGTTCTCAAGCTCCTCTGGGTTTTTGTAGTTGATCGTTATCTCGCTGCGTTCAGTAAAGATTCCTATGTCACTGTGCTTGCCTAGCAACTCAAGCGCCTTTAACTCGTACCGGGGGTCTCCGCAGTTTGCAAGTTCCATGAGCTTGTTGGTTATGGCCGCGCGAGCTTGGGCTGCATCCATGGCAAGGTGCTGGCCGTACGAGCGAAGGAACGCAGCTGCAGCAAATGCAGTGTTTGGCTGGGTGAGATGCTGAGTTTGTTTCTGGCGAAGGACGGCGTCGATGAGCGCTTTTTCCCGCTCTAAGTCCGCATCGTTCAGGTCAAGTGCGGCGCCAAGCGCCTCTTGAAGTTCCGCAGTATTGCCTGCAACAGCAAGCTCCTCCATAAGGCTAGCAGGTTTTTGCTCCCGCAAATCGTATGGGATCGGCTTGTCCTTCGTTGGTTCGATGGCTACGTTCGGCATTGTGCGCAAGTACCTAGCAGTACTGATTTTCGGGGAGTCTACTGGGTGTGGCCACTAAGCGCAAGCAAACTAGGGGGTGGGGGTTTGGTACATTCTTGGGTCCCATGACGGGGGGTGTTCCTATATTGAGGGGGTGGGGGTGCTAAGTCCTTGATTTATAAAGAGAAGGGGGTGGGGTATTTGTGGGGCCGAGTATCGTTTGTGCAACTTATTATGCGTGGAGGTGTCCGTGTACCTTGACGCTCAAAGTGGGGGGTGGGGGTGGGGTGGGGGAGCGGGGGAGCGGGGCGGCGGAACGAGGCGGGGGGAACTGGCTAGCTGTTTAGTGATACACTAAACTTGACTTTGTAAAGGGGATGTGATATACTGGAAGTGTAGGAACTCACTACATAACGCAACACCAACTAACTGTTTAGTGTCCAACTAAACACAATGGAGAAAGCAAAATGAAGACAGCAAAAGTAAAAGCAATTGTATCGGCATTCAATGAAATTTCAACGATCGAAACAATGATTGCGCTGGACAAGGCGCATAGCGGCGCAAAGCATGCGGCAATGGAAGTGCTCGCGGTAGAGTTTGGCAAGGCGGCATTGATGCCGACAAAACTTGGTGGCCTGTCGCGCAATAGCTTCAAGGACGGCGCTGCAATGGAGACAATGCAGAAAGCATCAATCAGCGTATCACTCACGCTTGAAAAAGCGCAATGCCTTGCACGAATCATAGGCGCAATCAATGCCGCCAGACCGACACTCTGGCAAAGCTACCAAGAATGTTTCTTCGGGTTGGACGTAGTGCGACCGACGACAAAGAAAGCTGAAACAGCTAAGACTTCGGAACAAGTGGAGTTCACCCGAATTCAAGAGTTGAAAGCGAAAATGCTAGCAGCGAAAAAAGGGTTAGCGGAAAAAGCAAAACTGGCAGGCGCGCAGGCTTTGTTGCTTGGCGCGCAGGGGAAAACCGAGGAAGCGAAAAAGGCGCTCGACGTAGAAAAAGATCTGAAAGCACAGGCGAAAATGGCCGGAGATGCGGCAAAAGGTTGCGCGGATAAAATGGCGGAGATCAAAGCAACGCACAAAGACGCGCAGTTGTACGATGCCATGCTTACGATGGTTGACAAGTTGAAAGTGCGTTTTGGAGCCAAAGCATGCTTTGAAATGACCTTAGAAGAAATCATGGAAGCCCTTGCGGGTTAACCCCAACGCCCCGCACACGCGGGGCAAACTTTCCACCCGCCGGAGCCTAACCCGCTTCGGCGGGTTTTTTTTCGCCTGAATTTTGACCGCCCCGCC